TTAATATCCCTTGAGGATCAAATCTGCGTCCCTCTCTGCCATCTCGGACAGAGCAGCGGCGCGTCGAGCGTCCCGGACTTCCTTGTAAGCAAACAAATCCTCTGCCTTGATCCGGCGATGCCGTCCAACGGTCGCATACGGGATATCGCCCGCTTCAAGCAGCTTGATCAAATAGGGCCGGGACACATTCAGCAGATCTGCCGCATGTTGTGTCGTCAGTTCTGCCGACAGCGGAATCATCTGAAAACCCTGACGGCCAGAAACAAGGCGCAACAAATTCATCAGGCTTTCCGTCAGGGCCGGGCTGAGGGTGATGGTTTCCGCCCCGCCCTCTCCACGCATCACAGTCAGCTTGGTGTCCTCGCCCTCCTTTGCCTGAGAGGCAATAATCTGGCGAAGCTGGTCGGCTGTTGCGCTTTCGATCTGCGTTGGCAAGCGGCCACCAAAATCATCTTTTCGTATTGCCGACATTGCGCATTCTCCATTTCCCGCGACATCCCCCTTCCTCCTCTGGGCAAAAGGGGTGTCCAATATATAAGACAAGACCTCGATAAACGCAATATTCGAAACAATCGAAATATTCGAAATCACGTAATCTTCTTATCCGCACTCCTCTTAACCACACTCACCCCCAAAACGCCCAACGCAATGCCCCAAATCGGGCTGGTATTAACCAGTGCGGCGATGATCGCAGGCGCTTGGAGTGGGGTCAGGATGATCGCATAGGCGATGGCGCCCATGGTCATGATCCAGGTGAGTGCGACGGCATAGCCAAAGCTTGGCCGCCAGCGCCGCACGAATGCGTCTTCGCTGGCGACTTCGGCCCGGATGGTGCGATTGACCGATTTCAGCGTTTCGGTATCGCGGGTCAGTTCGATTTCGGCCATGCGTTCGGTGTGGCGGTTGGCTTCTAAGATTTGGGCCGGTGTGACATCGCCTTTGCTGACGGCCTGTTCGACCTGTTTAAGCCCCTCGGCGGCGGTTTTGGCGATCGGATTATCGATATGATCAAGCCCCGCACCCACCGCCTTGATCAAAAGCGGCAGGCCGATCTGGGCAAGCAATGCCGGGATCACGTGATACCTCCCCTATCCAATATTCTTGTAAAATATGTGATGGCCGATCTCTGCAACCGGTACCTGCCCGCGCGCCCAATAGGGATCAACCGCATGGGTGTGATAATGCGTCGCCCCGTCGGTCTGATCGGCAAGGTCGCCCGTCACCGCCCGGTTGGCGATGCGTTTGCACAGCCGATAGGCCGGATCGCGCGGATTGATCGCCAGCAATTTCTTGCGGTTGGGATCATTGGCGTTCCAGCAGGAAAACTGACCGGGTTTGAGGCACACCGATCTGATGTCATTGCCCCACCAATAGCGCCCGCGTTTGCGCGCAAAGGCCACACGGTTGAGGATCACTGACGCCACCGCCTCGATCCCGGCAAGCTCTTCGCCGCGGGCCTCGCCATAAAGCGTGCGGGCAAGGATTTCGGCATCGGGTAATGTTTCGGGCAATGTGTCAGGCAAGGCTTCGGGTTCAACAATCGGGCGGGTCATAAGATCAGTCATGGACCGGTTCCTTTTTAAGCGGGCTGTCAAGTTTGGCCTCGATCCGGAGCAAATGCCCCGTCAGGCGCTTTTCAATGTCCTTGAGATACGGGATCGAGACATAGTTGCGCGCCACATCAAGCTTGAAGTCGGCAAGATCGGCGCGCAGATCGCCGCAATCGGCATCATGGCGGCTGCGCTGATCCTCGATCCGGGTCAGCAATTCCGATCGCATCCGCCAATGCAGCCAGAACAGGCTGGCCACAGCCGGAATTTCGACCGCGGTGATCCACCAGATCACATCTACAGGCTGGGCAAGCTCGGTCATGTTCCGGGGCCTCGTGATTTCGATAAAAAAAAGACCCGCAAACCGGTTGGTTTGCAGGTCAGTTCAAGGAGGTCATCACGACCGGGGCAACACCCCCGGCTTAGATGATCGGCATAAAACTTGTATAGGCGGGGTGCACCGATCAGGCCGCACCATCCATGCGCAGTCTCTGTCCCGTTGTAGCATCACCCGGGCGCCATCCGGCGCCATTCCTGTGCGTGTGCCAGTACCAGTGCCAGTAACCGTACCAGTAACCGTACCAGTGACCGTGCCCGGTTCCCAAGCCAAGGAAGGCCGTTGATCACGGCCCCGAAAGGCAGAGGCAGTCCTAGGCAGCAGGTCCCTTGATCTTTGCTTCAAGATCCTGCCAGGCCTCGCCGGAGGCCACCAGGCAACTTGGCCCGGACGGATAGGTAAACAGGATCGTCCATGTCTGCCCGTCCGGTGCCTTGAGCACCTCGATCACGCCACCGTTCGAGGTCACGCCAACCGCAACCGGTTCCTCGGAATATTTGGCGCTCAGGCTGTCGATAACCTTGCTGCGGTCACCACAAACCGGAGACGCCTGTGTTTCCGGGATCGCAACTGCAACGGCACCTGCCATTACAGCCATCAAGCTTAGTTTCTTCCACATGGTCAGGCCTCCTGACAGTCAGGTGCGCCCACAGGGGCGTCTTGTTGTCCTGGACTGCTAAATTGATCAACAAATCGATCTGGCCGTTTCCGGGTTTATAAACTTGTTTTGCGCGGCGCACTCTACGCTTTAGTATAGGTTTAAAAACTCTCTACTATTCTTTCATATAATAAACGTAGGGATCAAAGCTGAAAATTCCATGAATATTTCACAAATGTGATACACCGCCGGGCTAACTACTTGGCATTGCGAGAAAGTTTTTTTCTCCCGTCAGAGTTTCCAAGCCGACCTTTACGGATTGAAACGGTTTTCCGCCCGGAAAGCCCCGCCATTTCGCCGCCAGTCGGCCCGAAGCAGCGGCATATCGACCCGCGGCAAACGGACCGGTTCGGCCAAAATGCATCCCGCCACCGCGTCAAGCCCGTCATCATGGCCAACACTATTTTGACCGGTACTGTTGTGACCGGTACTGCTATGACCAGAACTGGCGGGATGCCATTCGCGCAACTGTCGCAGGAACGGCGTTTTGACCACGGCCGCCCCGACATGAAGCAGCCCCGCCCCCATCACCGCGCCAAAGGCATCCTCGATCCGGGTCACCTTGTTGGTGGCTTCATAATGTTCTACGACGCTTGCCGCCCAGCCGATCGCTTTAAGTTCGCGCCGCAGGATATTGGGCAAAAACCGCCCGATGCCATTGGTCTCGATCCGCACCGATGGCAGATGGTTGCGCGCCATGAATGCCCCGACCTGCGCACAAAGCTGGCTTGCCTCGTCACGCCACGGGGTATCGCCGTTTTGCCCGCCCTCATGCGGGCTTCTTGCCCGCAACCAGGCGATATCATGAAGCCAGTATTCCCCCTGATCACAAATATAGACGCAGGCCACCACCGCCCCGTCGCCCTTAGCCGCGCCGAAGCTCGGATCAAAGTGGCAGGCACTGGCGACCATGGTGCGATCCCCGATGCCAAGCCGCATCCGGCCATTGGCATATTCGATTTCGGCCAGATCGTCGTAATAATGCAACCGCGCCGGATCAAACGGTCCGACATTGGAGGCAACCATTTCCAGCATCATCTGGCTTTGAAACTTGTGGTCTGGCGTGCGCGCCCTGATCGCGGCGATTGCCGCCTGATCGAACCGTTCGGGCCAGTTTGATGCCCCATGCTTATTGACGATGGGCAGCACAAAACGTGAGAAACCATTTAAAAATGGCGCGACCTCCCCGGTTTCCGGGCGCATTTCATCGGCATAGATCGAATAATAACTGTGCGGGGTTCCGACATAAAGCTGTGCGCCGCCGGGCGACAGGACATAGGAAATCTCGGACAGTTTTTCGCGAAGCTCGCTGCGTTTATGGGCCGTATCGCTGTTTTTGGGAACTTCGACATCATCGCAAATCACGATATCGGCGCGCGATCCGGTGATATTGCCGCCAATGCCAACAGCCTGCATGGACGGATCGCGCAACACACCGGGCCGCACCACGGTGAACCGTTCACTGCCCCAGTCGGTCAGACGATCGGGCACAATCCCCGCCAATAACGGGTGGCGTTCGACAATGCGTTTGACGTTGCGCACCATCTTTTTGGCCAGATCAAGGTCGGCCGCCAGAACCAGAATGCGCAAATCGGCATCGCGATAGAGCAACCAGGCACAAAACAGCCCGACAATGGTTGATTTCCCGGAATTGCGAAACGCCATCAACAACATCTCGCGCCGCCCGGTGTTCCAGCACTCCTCCAGCCAGTCTGCCATTTTCCGATGATGGGATGGCAAGCCAAGCCCCAGAACCTGATCCCAGATCCAGACAAATTCGGCAAAGCGGGCAGTTTGAGTACTTGGTATCATCCCGCCCTCCTGTCGGCACTATAAAATCAGCGCGTCTATCGCGCGTCCGGCAAACAGCCATGACCAATCACGCCGCCAGCTCAACTGGCCGGTGACCTTGCCTCTCGGAGGCAGCAATATCTGATATTTCTGAGTAAAACTGACCGGCAATCAAAGGTCAAAGATGCCGGTTTACATCCATCCGCCCATGCAGAACGCGGACAACCTCAATGGCATCACTTGCCTGCCGGTAATAAATCACATGTGCCCCAACCGGGGTTTTGAAATAGCCGTCTCGCACATCGCATTTCTGCCCGATGCGCTTTGATGCAGCCAGCTCAGAAAACACACCCAGGAAATCGCGGATATATTTATCGGCCTGCGTCACCGACCAGCGTCGATGCGTATATCGCCAGATATCTTCAAGATCGGCCTCCGCCCGCGGTGTAAGGCGATATCGCGCATTAACCGCCATGCTCGGTCTTCATCCGGGTCAGAAAAGCATCCCCGTCAAACGGTTTGGCGGGCCCGGATTGTTCCCCATCGATCAAGGCTTCTTGCAAGGCTTTAACTTTCGCCTCATGCTCTTCCAAAAGTCGCAATCCCGCCCGCACAACATCACTGGCAGACCCGTAACGCCCCGACTTGACCTGTCCGTCAATAAAACTGTTAAAATGCTCACCCAGCGAAACTGATGTATTGCGCGCCATGATCGACCTCCTTGATACCAATATGTATTATATATTGGTATCAGCCGTTTCTGCAATCGCGATATCATATCGCGCGATTGGAAATCACCCCGTCTCGCTTCCGCGACGGCGGGAGCCCATCTTGCCTCGCCCCTCCAATCCCACGAATGCCCCACAAGCAGGGCAGATGATCACGATGGCCTAAGCGTGCGCCGGGCCTCGGCAATCAGGTTTTCGACCGCGCTGCCACTTTCCGTATAGCCAAATTCATCACCTCCCGCCTGATCCGCTCCGTCACATGCCCAGCGCAGCAACTTGATCAGACTTTCAAGATGACCAAGGGCGGCTTTGCAGGCCCCTTGATGGGCGGAAAACTCCTTGGCATCCATGATGCCTGCGGCCTCGCCAGCCAGGCGCTGATAGGCATCCCGCGCCTGTGCGATATCATCGGGAAGTTCGGATAAAAGCCGGGTGCGAAGCACCGCAATAGGATCGGTCTTCACAAGACACCTCATGGGGTTATTTTTAGAAAATTTGCTTACACCACCGAAAGATCAGACAGGCGCGCATCAGAAAGCTTGACCGGCCAATAGGCCAGATTGCGCAGATACCCGTTGATATGCTTGTCCGTTCCGCCAAAGGATCCCAGTACGATATTGGAAAAATTGCGCGGCATGGCAAAGCCCGACGGGGTTTTCAGAACGCAGCCGCCAAGGGCCACGGCAATAACATCATCCTCCCAGGCCAGCGCAATGCGATGGCGGGTATCTGGTGACAGCACCCCGTAAAGCGACTGGGTAACGATCGGCACACCATCCCGGCGCAAGGATATGCGCAACTGACCGGCATCGCTGTCATAGCCAAGATCAAGATGATCATCATTGAGACTGCCGGAATAAAGCTGCACGATCCGCCAGATGCCCGCCCATGCCGGGGCAGTATGCAGATCAAACACCATTGTCCCGGCCCCTTGGACAAACCAGTCAGCCGGATCAAGCGTCACATTATCGGCGGCCCGCGATGCCGGGATGCCGTTACTGATGATATCGGATGTCGGCGCGGGTCCGGCTTCAAGCTGCGCATTCCAGATCAGCACCGATGCCGGAAGGTTCGAGATCGCCGTGCTGATTTTCGGATAGCGCGTGGTGCCCGATGCCGGTTCAGATATCCACACACGTTGCCAGGTTTCATCAAGACTGATGTTATGGCTTGATGGCCCGTTGATCCCGCCAAGGGTGACATCAACCGTTCCCGAAAGTGCGCGCATCCAGATGGCAAAGCAATAGACATCCCCGCTGCTCAGCGATCCCACATTCTGATAAAGGCCATCCGCCCCGCCCGGAAGGTCAAGCAACATGGCGTCCGAACTGCCATCCGGGGCGGCAACCGCACTTGGCGCAACACTTACACCGGCGTTCTTTTCCCAAAGTGCATTGGAAAAATCGCGGGAATAGCGCAGCAAGTTGGTTGCCGCCCCCTCAATCAAAAGTCCCTTGCGCCGGCCAAGCCGGTCATGATCGAACCCCGGCTGATCATTGCCAAGGGTCGTGATCAATCCGTTTTCACCGCCGATCATTTTGCTTGATGCCCGCGCCACCGTCATGGCGGCCGCAAGCGGCTGATACCGCAATCCCATTGGATGCATCTCCTTGAAATCGAAATCAGGAATTTCTGCCCGGCCCCCAGGCAAACAGGTAAGCAGGCAAGCAGTCACGCCACACAGGCTTTGCTACCCGCCAATGCGGTGCAGATGCCACCAGCTCAAAAGATCACTGGCCGCGACCATGCGGGTCACATCATCGCTGTGGCGCAACCGGATCCTGAGCCCGCTTGCCCCGCCCGGGGCAATGCGCACCACACCGCCAAGCCGCAAGCTGTGATTGGCACCGCTTCCGGTCGCGGTGATGTCATTGGATTGCAGATGGATGTTCCAGTCCGTGCCATTGAACCGTTCAAGTGACAGGGTGGTCATCACCGCTTCGCTGGTGACCGGGAAACTCACCCCGACATCGATATGGTAAAATCCCGGCGCCATCCCGGTCAGGCCATGACTGGCGGCGTCATAAAGCCCGTGGCTGTCTTCGACCACCTGATCCCATTCAATCAGGAAGGCACCCCCGGCCGGGATGCTTTGCGATGCGGTGCGCAACAGTTTGACGACCGGTCCGCTTTCGCGCACCGGACAGGCAAACCACCGCCCGCCGGTAATCCCCTCACAGACAAGGTCAACCATATCACCCCGGATCGGCAGCGGATAAATCCCGCCTTCTGCCCCGCCATGGACCGGTGCAATCACATCCCCGCTGGCCGCTGCGATATCGACCTGTGTGCCATCCCCGTTAAACAGGCGATAACGCACCCCGTTGCGTGCAATCGATGCGTCGGGCAATGTCACCCGCGCCCCGTTTGACAATCGCACCAATGCGCCGGTTTCACGGATATCCATGATCCGGTTCAAGGGTGCATCAATCACCGGCTGGCGGCGCTCATCCTCCCAGCTCAGGGCATTGCCGCTGCGAAAATCAAGATCAAGCATCGCACCGGCATGATCACGCCCGAAGGATGCCAGGGCGGTTTGCGACCGGGCATCGGCGGCCTCCGCCCGATTGGCCGCCGCCTGCGCAAGGGTCGCATTGCCGGCCACATTGGCGATATCCCCGGCATCCGGGCCATTGGCAATACCATCCCCCTCGTCATTCCAGATCAGAACACGCCCCGGCGCGATCCCCGGAAGTTTCGCCGATGCCTGATCGCGATCGGCCGCATCAAGGTGCAAGGCCCCCGAAAGCGCCCGGTCAATATCGCCGATTGCCACGGTCACAAAATCAAGATCACGGTCAATCGCATCGCCGCGCGGTACCGACATGGCGTCACAGGAACTCAGTCGGCGCAACCGCAAGGACCGTGCGATATCGATCCGAACACCCGATGCCGGTGCGGTTTCAAATTTGACGATACCGCCCGCCCCCCTGGCCGCCCCCCTGGCCGCCGGCGATCCCGCCCCCGTCCCGGATCGGCCAAGGGTGACGTGAAATCCGGTCTCGACAATTTCGCCATCAAGACTGATTGCGACATCGCCGCTGTCAAACACGTCAAAATCGAATGGAAATTCATCGCGCGCACCATCGCCTTCGAACTGGCGTGATGCGGTCATCTGATTGGTAAAGACCGTTCCCATATCCTTATCCCCCCAACCCGTCACGCCGCGCGAACCAGGCACTCAGCCGGGCGGTCGTATCATCCTGTGCGGTGCGCAAAAGCGACTTTTCGCGCCAGCTTGCACTGGCATTGACCTGATTGCGTTTGCGACTGGCCTCGGACGCATCTGACTGCTGATCGTCGCGCGCGGCCTTTTCATAGCCGGCCAGAACCGCACTGGCAGATCCGCTGCCACCGGCCATCAGTCCCGATGCCCCCTGTCTGGCGCGCAGGGTCGCCTGCCTGCGACGCAGGGCATCTTGGCGTTCGGCATCCTTTTGTTTTTGGTTTGCGTCGATTTCGGCCAGTTCGGCCTTGCGATCGGCATCAAGCATGGCAATCCGGCTTTGCGTACTGGCCTGATTGGCCTGGATCTGTTGTCCGGTCTGCAAGGCCGATGCCGCCATCGGCACGATTGATGTAAAGCCACCCATCAGTCATTCACCCCCATTTCCGATGCACATCCCAGCAATAAAAAAGGCCGGGGAAAATCCCCGGCAATCCGCCATAAACCCGAATGGATGGTCCCCCCGCTTCCGCGCCGCCATCCAAGACTTCGCAATGTGATATCCCCGCTATAAAGCCCGTCCGGATCATCCGGCGACACCGGCAATGCCACATCGCGCAGGCCGCGCCCGGTATCCACACGAAGCTGCCCGCTTTGTTGAAGCCGCAAAGTCAGCGACACCAGACGCACCGCATTGCCGCCATGCGGGCGGCTGCCATCCGATGCAGCCGGTGGCAGGGCAAAGATTTCATGGGTAAAGGCCAAACCGGCATCAAGTGTCGTGACCGCCCCGACATCGCCGGGCAAGGTCACCGTGCCGCCCGCCACCACAAGCCCGGGGATCAGAATACCATCACCCCAGGCATTGATCTCCATCCCTTCAAGCGCGCCAAGCTGCCCCCAATGCCGGCGAGGTTCTTCGCCCGTTTGGACCGACTGGCTGATTTGCAGATCAAACCCGCATGCCTCATCAAACAGGGCCAGAAAGTACCGATCCCCGCATTTCAGACTGACATATACATCCCCGCCCGACACCGCGACCGATGTAAAATCACACCCCGCCACCTGCTGTGCCGACCAGGCGGTGATGGTCTCGGACCGGTAAAGAGTCAGGGTGGCAAGCGATCCATCTGCCATCACCACATGCAACAACCGTCGATTGGCATCAAAGGCCTGATCAATCGGGTCTTTGACCAGATGACGTGACAGCAATGCCAGATCGGCCGATCCATAGGCCTGCTCGACATCGGTAAACAGGAATTCGCGAATTTCGCGCCCGCTGCGCCCGGCAAATACCGTCGCCCCGTCAATATTGACCAATGGCACGGTGCGATGGCTTTGACTGCCGATCCGGGTCTGGCGGGTGACCTGAATATTGGCCGGTGTCAGGGGATCCCCCGTCACCATCCATTCCGATCCGCTGGTAAAGACCTGAAGATGGCGACCGGCAAAAATCCCCGTGATCGCATTGACCTGATCGGCCAGAAGGGCGAATTCAATCGCCTCGTCATCCAGCCCCTCGCCCAGTTCGAAATTGAACAGATCCCCCGAATGCGACATCCACAGCCGGTTAGGCAAATCACGTGATCCGCCAATCACCAGCCGATCCTGATGGAATGTCACGCTGCGCGGCCAACCGCGCACATCCGAAAAGGCCTGCTCGGCAAAATCGACCGTGGCATTGCTATCCGCCAGACTGCCCTTAAGGGTCATGGTCGCGGTTTGGGCGTCGCCAACGGCGGTTATTTCGCCCTCGACCCCGGCAATCCGCCACAGGGTCCCGACATGGTTGGCGTCAAACATATCCATGCTGGCAACAAGGGTCACCGATCCGCTGGTGGCGGATGGTGTGATGGTCGCTGCCGGGTCGATGAATTTGTAAAACGGCTGGCTTGTGACCAGATCGGTTGCCCGCCAGGCCCAGGACGTCACCTGCCAGCTTCCGGCCTGTGTGCGGCTGATGCGCACCGGCGGGGCATCGGGATGAACCACCAAAAGCGTATCGGCACTTTGCGTCCAGTTCAAAAGATCATGATGTTCCGGTCCGAACGGGGTTTCAAACCATACGGTATTGACCCCGTTTTCAAACACAAAGGCCTTCTGATCGCCAAAGGCCAGGATATAGGTCTGCTCGGTATTGAATTCGAACTGAACAAGACGCACCGGCCCGTCAAGCTCGCCAACAAGGCGCGTGCCCGGACGGCGTCTTACCCCGCCGGACGGCTCGATAAACACATTGCGCAAACGTGCCGCCCCGTTGGCATAGGCATTCAGATCCGAACGCCCCCACAATTCCGGTGCCAGTTCCCCGGTCGAAAAGGTGTTTTTCTCAAGAACCCTGCGGGCCATTGGCCGCTCCCTGCTTGACTGTCGCCTGTGATAATGAATTTGCGGATCAGGTTCCCCGCCGATGCGGGATCGACGTTGGCCTCATGTATCGGTTGTGGCTCCTGTCATCGCCGCGCAAGCAATCCGTGCCTGCTTTTCCCCCTACCCATCTGTGAGGCTATCCCCGGGCCGATATCAGTGAAAAATCATCAATCGCATGCGGGGTGGATTGCTGGGCATCGGCAAGGCGGGCTTCGCGAAACTGGTCTTCCGATCGCTTGAACAGATATTCCGCCCTGGCACTGCTTTCGGTCAGCGGCAGGCAAAATTCCGCTGCCAGCCGCGCAATCAGGGCCAGATCAAACCACGGCGGGAAACTGCCCTCGGCCAGTCGGGCGACATAGGAAAGATGTGCTGTTTCCCCCGCACACAGCACGGCCCGGTCGCGTAGTTCGAACCGGGTGATTTTGCCACCCTCATTTTCGAGTGACAGCAACCGGATGAAATCGCGTGGCAGGGCAAATAACGCGCTACCATCGCCGGGATCGCGCCGGTCATTCGCCGTTGCCAATCGCGCAAGCCACGCGCCGCGCGCGGCAAACCGCCACGGATAGCTTGCCAGCATCCCGTCGCGGATCGTCGGATAGAGCAGCCGGGCAATTTCGGCCTCGGCACTGTCTTCGTCAAAGGATGAGACCGGACTTGCCCCGATCATCACCATGGCGCGCGCACAAAGCGCGATATCACCGAGTGCCATGAAAAAACCTCCGCAAAAGAAAACGGAGCCCGGAAATCCGGGCCCCGCAAGGCTTGTCACTGTCATGCGACAATCACACCTTGATGATGTAATTGATCGCGACAAACGGCTGCATGTTGTTGTGCGGCTGATCGCCGCCGGTTGGAGCAACGCCATACTGAACCTGAGCACTGGGACTAACCCCGGCGTAGGTGTAAGCATTCATCCCATAATAGTTTTGATGCATTGCTCCGTATTTGTGATCGTGCGCTGGCATTTCCTCAATGCTCAACTTATGCGTTTCCGCGCCATCAATCGCACCGATGACACGCTCCGTCAGGCCATCACCCTGACCGGCACCGACCGGAACACGGCCACGCAGATCGGGAAGCTTGAAACTGCCGGCTGCCTGACCGGTGCCATAGGTAATACCGATCGCTGAAAACAGGTTTTCGAACTCGCTTGCCAGCAATTCGGAACCGTCACAGATCAAAAAGCCGTCCGGCGCTACAGCCCCGGCAAACGGCAACACCGTCGCCACCGGAACCGAACCGCCACCCGACATACCACCGCCAAACAGGGCTTCCAGCGCCTGCAAAAGCTGGGTGTCATCCATGCGGTCAGGCACAATGTCCGCGGCCAGAACGACATTGAGAACTTCACTTTCAACCGGGCTCAAACACTGCATATGAATTCTCCAATCGTGGGGCAAAAAGAACCCCGGCAAGCAACGCCTGCCGGGGCGGGAAAAGTTGAAGACCGACGCTTACTGACTTGTCGCAGCCGTCGGATAGAACGCCTTGATCGCATAGGTCATCGCCACGTTGCGCGGACGGGTTTCAACTCCTCCGCTCGCCTCAGTCTCGCGTGACAGCGTTGTGTTTGGCACATCAATGTTCCAAACAGACGGATCGGACCCGCCACCAACATTTATCCATACAATTGGATCAATGATTGTATGCTTATGGCTCTTTAGCTCATCAACCTGCGCAGAGCCAAACACACGCCCGGCATCCACACCGCGACCATCATCAAAGCCACGGACGAATTCACCGCGCAAATCGGGAAGGTTAAAGGTCGAAACCTGATCACCATGCCCCCAGAGCGTACCAATCGTCGCAAACAGATCGGCATAGTCGGTGCGCGAGATGGCCGAGCCATCACAGACCAGCCAGCCTTCCGGGGCCGTCGGCATGGCGAATGCCGAGACCGTACCGATTTCGCTGCCAATGATAACGGTGTTACCACCGCCATTGCCGCCGCCGGAAATCAGGGTATTGATCGCCTGAAGCAGCTGGGTTTTGTCATCACAATCGGGCCAGATGCCAGCCCCCTGAATGACATTGAGGATTTCACATTCGACCGGGCTATTACCCTGCATGGGCAGTCTCCTTGCTTGGAAAAAGAAAACCCCGATGGCCGATACCACCGGGGTCGCGTCGAGGGAGGAAAATGGAAAAAGATGTTGGCTCAGTCGGTATTGGACGTGCCGACCGCAGTCATGTCGCGGACATCAACGCCCGCCGCACCGGAACTTGCGACCACGAACAGGCCGCCCGACATGGTGGCGTCGCGATTGGTGTTGGCGATGATGAAATCACCGACGCGCAGCATGTCGCGCGCATCGGCAAAATAGCCCGATGTATCAATATCGGCGGCGAGATCGGGGGTGATGTAATGCCAAAGGGTAAAACCGTTGGCATAGGCCAGAACACTGAGGTTTCTGGCTTTGAAACCTTCTGCCATTCAGGGGCTCCTGTGTTTTTCAATGGTAAGAAAAGTTAAGGTTGCTAATGCACCTGACGACCTATTCCTTGGCCTGCAGGCAGGTCACGCCGTCCCCGTCAACAAGGGCCGCCCCCTGGCTCATCGAGTTATTGACGAAATGGGCCGCATGATCGCCATGCCAGGTGATATCAGACTGCACTTCGGACCCGATGGCATGGCCAATCGCGGTACGGTGATACCAGAAGCAGGACCGAATGCCGCTTGCCACCGGAAGGCCGGAATGCGGCATCCACAGCGTCCCGAGCCAGCGTTTGGCCTGCGTTCCCTTCCACGGGAGGTCATCATCCCCGATATAATCGGCATTGGAAAATTCATCGATCTGAAGCAGTTCCGACCACTGTTTCCAGCCGACAATCGCATAGCGCTGCCCGTCATCGGGCACATCGCGTTCGCCAAGTCCTTCGAATGCCATCATGACTTTTTCAAGTGTCATGCCCTCGGCATTATCGGGGATCAGATCATCGGTCTGCACCAGGGCATTGATGATCAGCTCGTCGGTTTTGCGACCCAGCGCATAGGCCCCGGCATTGGCCAGAACCATCTTTTCATCATGGTTGATTTTAAGTTCATCAAGCGCATCAACCCAGTCCCCGGCATAGTAATCACGCAAATCGCAGCGCACAGCTTCGTGATCGACATTCATCACCGGCACCTTGCCATGGCGGGCCTTGGTGGTTGCCGTGCCCTTGCCGACTTTCTGGAAAACCGTGGTTGCGCCTTTGACCGCATTCTTGACCCGCACCGTATTGCGCAGTTTCGAGCCCATGCGCTGATAGGCCTGATGCACATCGGCCTGAAAATGATCAATGAAACTTTGATCGATCGTATCGCTCATTATCACTAACCCCCTGTATCAAATGTGAGATATCCCAAAACAGGATCCGTGGAATTCATGATCGGGACACACGGCCCCGACCACCAAAGGCGTCTGCCCGTGATGTTGCTTTCACCCACGTCAAAGCAGGTAACTGATCAGGTATTGTTAAGGCGGGCGAACCCCGCCTGGACTTCGGCAATCAGGGCCGGATCACGATCCCGCCAATAGCGCGGATCATTCATCTTGGCCCGGATTTCCGATCGCGAATCGGACAGATCACCATCGCCGGCCCCCTGTCCCAGACGGGCCTCACCGGCCTGTGTCATCATGCGATGAAGCGCCAGCACCCCGTCACGGGTCTGACAGAGCGTATCAAATGCCGCATCGGGCAAATTGGCCCGCCCCCATTGTTCGATCCGCGGGGCCAGCTTTTGCCATTGCGCCGCACCGCCAAATTGCTGGGCAAGGGCCGCGCGATCGGCTGCCCGTCGGGTTGCCTGATCCATATCGGCCATCATCGGGCCGAGGATTTCACCAGCCAGATCATAAACCAGCTGGGCCTGATCATTGCTGAACCCGGCCGCATGCAATCGCGCATTCAGATCGGCATCCATACCGCCAAGCACATCATCGACCGAAATCACATAATCCTCGGCACTGGCAGGAACTTCCGGAACACCTGCCCCATCAGGCAAATCTTGCGGTTCATCCCCCAATAACCCCGCATTGGCCGGGTCTGTCTCCGGGCTCAAACTTTGTGATGCGGAAATATCGGTTGCGCCGCAACCGGCATCCGAACCGTTATCGGAAACATCATTCCTATCGGGCATCCGGGTGTTTGATGCTGCGTCAGTCATCTGCGATTTCCCCTTTTATGTCGGTCCTGGCAAGACGTTTGATCTGCAAGACCAGTGCCCTTTGTCCTTCGCGCATCCAGATCGCACTGGCCGGGGCATCCGGGCCAAGGGCGGTTTGCAGGATCTGACGTTCAAGTTCACGGATGACCTTTTGCCCGGCATCACTGGCAAAACACGATTGCCAGTCATCGCGCCCATCTTCGGTCATTTCGTCATCTTGTGGTTCGAACCAGTCCCAGCCATTGATGCGGCTCATGCCAGTTCCTCCGTCACAAGCGGGGGTAAGGCAGGCTTCAACAAATGGTCGGGCACGCCAAACTGATCGGCAAGCCAGCGCACCATCACCGGCAGATCGACCTCGCCCAGCGCATCGGGGCCAAGGGTTGCGATACGTGACAACCAGTCAAGCGCCTGGCCCGCCTGTACCCGTCTTGGCAACTGTGCCAATGGTGCGGAATGGCGCAAAACCACCACATCACCGTCAATCGGAATGTCGGGCAACTCCCCGGTTCGGGTCAGGATATAAAGCGCACGCCGGATCAAAGGATAAAGCAATTCCGCCTGCAACCGGCCATAGGTCGCCCCCAGAAGCCGGGCATTTTCCGATGCCCGTTCAAGCACCTCGGTCGCGGTCATGCCCGGTTGATCCACTTGTCCCAACCGGTCGGCCAGAAGGCATCGACGAATGCGATCGCGCAAATCAGACAACACCAGATCGGACACATCAAACCGGCCCGGCGCGTCAAGCGGTTTAAGCCCCGCTGATCCGACGGCCTTGGGAATGATGCTTCCGGGGATCAGGCGAATGGTGGCGGGATTAAGTACCCCGTCATCATCAGCCTGCCAGATGCCGGTCACCGCGATCGACGCGTTTTTAAGCACCAGCTCGACCACCTTGTTGGCGGTCTTGATATCAGGAAGCGCCTTCATCACCGGCGATCTGCCATAAATCTCGCCCGGCGCCTTCATCCAGCGAAAGGCGATATAGGGCGATACATCAAACTGCCCGCGATAGATCAGATCGCCATGCGATGCGCCGCCTTCTTCGCGAAAGACACAAATATCGTATCCCGATTGCCCGCTTGCTGCCGGAATAACCGCCTCGATCACGGCAAAGCGTTTCTGGCTATCGGCATCGTCCCGGGCGGTTTCGCGTTCGGGCATATTCACCGCATCCGGCCAGTTGGTTCTGATTTCGTCGCGGGTCAGTGACAATTTGCGAAATACCGCATCCATCTTGCCGTCTGATCGTTCTTCAAACGCCAGATCGCGCAACGGCACGGCAGCAAACCGAAAGGCCGACGGGCTGTGCAGATCGGCCTTTTCAAGGCGCAGGCACGCTGTTCCCGCCGTCACCAGATCCAGAAAGGCCTGATGCATTTCGACCGCGAAGTTTGACCGGTCAAAATGCCCCTGAAGAATACGCACCGCACGGCCAAGCTGTTCAGTCAGAACCTGTCGATCATCACCGGGAACATTGCCGCCCGGTTCCAGATCAAACCAGCCACCGGCCGGCGGGGTGATTTCGGCCATCAGGCTCGCGGCAAGCTGTTCGACCGCGTCGGGGGCAGTTGCATCAAAGACCCGGTCAAGGCGCTTGCCCCCGCTTGTCTGTTCGGCCGCGCCATTGCGTTGCGGCAGGGCAAATTCATAACATTCCTGCCAGTGGGACAACCAGTTGCGCCGTCGTGCCACAGCCTTCTGATACCGGGTGCGCAGGCCGGAAATGCTGATCTGTCCGCCGCCGTTGTTACCCGCATCCGAACCGGCCCCGGACATATGACCCAGGCCCGGGTCATCGGCCAAACCGGCATTCGCGGTTGCGTTGCTGTGCGTGGCTGGCGGCACCGCGCAGGCCCGCCGTGCTGCATGTCGCGATCTTTTTGCCATCCCTATTCCCCCAACAGATTTTTGCCACCACCAAGCCCGCTGATCCGGTCATTCAAAAGACCGCGAAAACTTGTGGTAATCAGGCTGGAACGCCCATATCGCCGCCGTTCAAGGGCTTCCTTGCGCGCGTCGCTGGCCGCTGTTTCGGCACTGGCTTGCGTATCGGTCCCGGTTTCACTGCTGGTTGCTGCGACCGGGTTGCCAAACGCTGTTGGCTTTGGCGTTGAAAACAGGCTTCCCATTGCGGTCTCCGGGTTTTGAAGTTTGGTGATGGTTGCAAACGTGCATGTTGCACCGTCCCCCGCCTTTGCGGGGGTATCGCTGCCCAAAACAGCCGCGCGAAAGGAACGAAGACCCGCCCGCACAGGAGCAAGGCCCGATCCAGAATTTTGTGACCAAAATCTTGCAGCCAAAAGCATGCGGCCAAACACAAAAACGCCCGCAAGGGTCGGAACCCTGCGGGCGCAGTTCTGGCGTTGATTTGTCTCTTATAGCACCACAAAAAGAACAAATCAAGAACATTTTTCAGAAAAATAAACCTGACCCGTTCCGGCTGCTTGCTCACCTTGTTGCAATAGATATCGATAAAGCTGCCAGGGCGTGACAATCCAGAATGCCGAAATGCCCAGCAACCGCTTGACCAGTTCGACACAGCTCATCGGGCCAAACCGGACCTTGCGCGTGACGATTTGCGGGTAATGCGCCCAGATGCAATGATGCCCGATCCCGCGGTAATAGGCTGCCGGATCAAAGATCGGCGAATAAACCCAGCTTTCGCATTTCACCCGGTGGCTTTGCGGATCAAGACAGATCCATTCCCCGGCCCGCAGCCCCGATACCAGAACGAAACAATGGCGAAACCCGGGTTTCAACATCCGCAAGAACCGCTTTTCCGGGGCATCGGCAAACACCACCAGAACCGATACTTCGCGCTCGGGTGTGGATTGGCTAACCCATTGATCAAGTGACGTTCCGGCGTCTGCGCGCCCGTCGATTGACGCGCCGGAAATACCGGCCGTCCGGGCCTGTTCAAAAATCAGATCCCGCATGGTGACAAATCCCCGCCCAGTTCGACCATCACCTCGTCATGATGGAAATCCTCATCCCGGCGGCGCGTCACAATGCCCCGGCTGATCAGCACATTTTCAAGCGCCGCCATCGCATGGCGCCACAGGCCATCCTTGCCCTTTTCGCGTGGATCACGGGGATCGGGTTCGCGTTCGACCAGCCCGAAATATTCCAGAACCTGCAAATGCCGGTCGGTCAATGTTCCGGCCTGTTTCAGACGCATCACCGCGTTATAGACATCATCGGGATCGCATGGACGGACCACCTCGCCGGCATCGGCCACCACGCGCGCCCCTTCGATCCGTGCGGTTTGACATCGCACGAACCAGAACCACGCCTGCCGGGCACTGGCAAAGGGCGTAATTTCACGTTCTGACAATGGTTTGGGAAAAAGTCGTTGTTCGGTCACGTCGCCCTCCTGCTTGCTGAATTCTCCTTGCAACGCCGACCATGCAATCCCCCGGGTGCCGTCCCAGACCCGTGCCGAACCCCTGATCGGGCCGTAACCGGCCTGAAAAAGGCAAAAACATCCCATCGCACGCACAAAACGTGCGCGTCGCAT